AGGTCCGCGGGCGTCACCTGCAGCGCGGGCGTGTTGCGGTAGGTCTTGAAGCGCGTGGTGAAGCCAGCCTGCAAGCGCGCCATCGCGGCGGTCTGCATCATGCTTGCATAGTGGCTCATGGCCCGTCCGGTGGGTGCTGAATCCGCAACAGCAGTGCCGCGCCGCCCTGCCCATCCAAATCCACGTCGCCGATCCAGTATTTCGATCCGAATGCGGGGTGGCTGATGTCGACGATTTCGACGAGGTCGCCGCGCCCCGGCGGCGGCAGGGCGAAGTCGCGCAGCCGGATGCCCAGCGAGGTCTGCTGGTCGCCAAAGATGGTCTCGTCCTGCATCTGCACGTCGATCGGGTTGGACGAGAAGACTCCGCGCGCCACGAACGGTGGTGCGCCTGGATTGGACACAAGCTGCGTGAACGTGCACGCGATGGCGAAAATGTCCTCGCACGGGGACAACACCAATGCGTCGAAATTCACGCCCACCGTTTTGGCTCCTCAAAAAGGCGGATGCGGCCGCGACCGCATCCAAGTTAGGGGAGGAATTCAGGGAGTTGAGATTGCTATTGCCAGTTTGCAGTCGACTTTTTGCAGCGTTGGTCTATCGCGCGTGCCGGACCGCAGCTTGATGAAGCCGACGGTGCGCGCCCACGTCCTGTCGATCACGATGCCTTGGTTTGCCCGCGCCACGACGACGATTTCTTTTCCTTCGTCATCGAACATATCGTTATAGCCATTGCCGTCCGACGATACCTGGAACGACATTTGATTCGGCATATCGCCGTCGTTGTACTCCTGGGGCACGGTGATGCGGACGATGGTTCCAGCCGAACAATCAGCTCCATCCGAAAGGCTTTCTCCCGCGTGGATGGTTGGACCGTCGATAATAACAAGCGGCATTGGCAGTCCTCCAGATAAAGGGTGGCAAGGTGCAGATCAGGTGTGTGTGCCCTTTAGCAGCGCGAGCGGACGCGAGCAGAAGTTGAGGGCATTCATCTGCGTGTCCATGTGGACGCCTTTGTCATTCGGCATCTGGTACTGTTTGACGTAGCGCGGCAGGCCCATCGTGTTCACGGTCTCGATGTAGTCGGCTGGCGCATAGACCGTGGGGAACAGGTTCGGCACGCCTGTGGGATAAAAGTAGGCAGCGTCGGTCTCGATGATCGGCACCCCTTGCGCATAGCCGCGATAATTGGTCCACAGGATGCCGCCGAACACGAACGAGCCCCAGGTCTGACCTCCGCTGATGTAAGCGCTGCGCAATTCGGCAGCGTCCTGCGTTTGGAGGTATGTCGAGCGCACCTCGGCGCATGCGATCAGTGCATCGAAGAACGCATCGCCAACGATTGCCTCAACGCCGGTAAAGCCCTGACCATCAAGATTGGTGCCCATGGTGCGGATGACCTGCGCGCATATCTGGCGAATGTTCCCGGTTGCCGGCGCCGTGCTGAATGGGAAGTTGATCGCCGCTGGCGGGGTTATGCCGTACTCGTTGAACAAATTGAGCGTCGTGCCATCGGCATAGGTGACGATGCCCTTGATCGCACCAGCGCGAGCGTATTCCTGCGTATATTCCAGCGACTGTCCGGCAATTTGCATTCGCTCACCGACTTTCGTCATCACTGCTTCGGTGCCTGTTTCCTGTCCGAAGGGGCGAACGCCCTGGACTTCTTCGGCCATGATGGCGTCGTTGATCTCGAAGTGCGGGACCGCGAGCATGCGCAGGGCGCGGCGTGGCTTCGGCATCGTGTGGCCGGGAGCGCCGCGCGGCGTCGGCGCGATCAGCATCAAGATGTTGTTGTTTTCCTCGATCGACACCGCCGTGGTCGCAACGCTGATCTCGTTGAAGATGCCCCTGCTGCTGATAAAGCCGGGTTTGAATTTCAGATTGTTGATTGCGATTGAAAGCGGCACCACGCCATAGGCATCGCCGCGAAAGATGTCGAGCATTTCCGTGATCCTTTGATTAGCTGCCTATCGGCGAGCGGTTGATGGATGCCCGCTTAGTAACGGACGATGATCCCAGCGGCGGCGAGAGTGGTCAGGCCGATGGCCTGCTCCGGCACGGTGATCGCACCCCAGTTGATGCAATAGCCGTTGATCTCGCAGTCACGCACCAGCACCGCGATGCGCAGACCGTTGGTCGGATTTGACGTGCCGCCGTAGAGCGCAATCGCGCTGCAGTCCGCGCCCACCGCAGCCGGAACGAAGGTTCCCGGCGTGTTCGATGTCGGCGCGACCGTCTGCTTCAACGGCTGGCCGACCTTGATGGTGACGGGATCGGCGAGATAGGCATACGCCCGCGAGCGCTGACCGTTGGCTTCCGTCAGAACCATCTCTGTCGGATGCGCGGTTTCGTTATAGAGCGGATACGATGGCGTCCCGGCGAGCTGGTTGATCTGGTCCATCTGCTCTGGCGTGACAAAGCCAACAATCCCCTTTTCCTCGTTGTCTTTTGCGATTTCCTCCGGGGTGCGGCTTGCGCGCTTCTCATCTTCTTCGAGGCGCTCGGCAGGGCTGAGTGCTGCGCGGCGCTCGTCTTCTTTCCTGCGGTCATCCTGATGCTTCTGGACAAGCTCGCGGCGCTCCTTGAGCGCCTTCTGCTCGTCGGCAAGCTGCTGTTGCTGCGCCTCGAACAGCTTGTCGGAATACTCGCGAGCCCTTTCCCGGGCCTTTTTTTGGATTTCTTCATTCTCATGCCGCATCTTTTCGTCGTTCTGCTTCTGCGTGCGGCGCTGGTCATCAGAAACGTAGCCTGGATCGCGCGGATCACTGGTCCCAGCGATAGGGCGCTCGACCGGGCGGTGTTCGCCACCCTTGGTCGTGGGATTTTCCTTGGTGTGGTCGGCCATATCAAAAACCTCCTTTTCTACTTGGTGCTGCGGCGCGCGTTGATCTTGTCGGTGATCTTTGCCCATGCCGCCGCTGGCGGCGTTTGTGGTGCAAGCGGGTGGTGGGGCATCACCGCCGGTTCTGCCGTTTGCATTGCCAACAGCTCCTTGCGGACCTGCTCCACGGGGGTGTTCGCGCGCACATAGGCACCGACACGCTCTGGTGCGCGCGCCAGTGTGCAAAGGTCGGTCACATCGGTGACGTACCGACGATGCTCATCGACGCCCTGCTGCTTGGCAGCATTCAGATCGACCACCTTCTCGCTCCTGGGCGAGCCTGGGGTCGGGGGCGGCTCCTTTGGCGTCGGCCGGGTGACCGGCGGCTGCTCGGCGGGCGCCTCGTGCGGATGCTCCTGATAACCCGGGGGCGGGGCCGGAGGAACGGTGGGCTGCCCCTCCGGGCCCCCAGGGGCCGGTGCAGTTTGAGGCGGGTCGCCCTGCGCGGTCCCTGTTTCTGCGCGGAAGCGATCGGCCGCCGCCTTCGGCAACAGGCGCAATGAGAATTTTGCAGCCATCTTTTTCTCGGCCGTGACCTCATCTGCGAAGCCCCACTGCTTGGCTCGGTCGTGCTTTTCGCGCGTGCGACGTAAGTCGCGGTCAGCGAGTTGTCGATGCGATCGAGGTCGTCGGCGGTAGCGCGCATGACATCGGCACCGCCCAGCGCCAAGCCGGAAGCGCCGTGGATCAGCAGGAATGAATTTGATGGCATCACGATCTTGTCGGCGGCCATTGCAATGAATGACGCGGCAGACGCGGCGATGCCGTCAATCTGCGCGGTCACCTTGGCCTTGTGGTTTTTCAGCGAGTTGTGGATCGCGACACCATCGAACACATCGCCACCCGGCGAGTTGATCCGCAGCGTGATGCTGTCGACATCACCCAGCGCATTGAGGTCATCCAAGAATTGCTTGGCCCCGATGGCATCCTCGTTCCACCATGACTTGCCAATCTCGTCGTAGATGACGATCTCGGCGGCGGTCTGTTCTGCCTTCATCGTGTACCACTTGCGCATCGCATTACTCCTTCACGCCGCATCCTCTGTGGCCGCCTGGTCCGCCGCCTCCTGCGCGGCTTGATCGGCGGCCTCCTTGTCTCTGGCGTCCTTCTCGGCCTGCTCGCTCGGCGTCAGTGGCTGCGTGGCAGCGGCGGTATGAACCGCAAACACCAGATCGAGCCGTTCCGCGCGCGCCTGATCGGCCGCAATTCGCAGATCGTTCTCCTCCGGGTCCGACCCTTCGGCTTCGATCACGTCGCTGCGGCTCTTGAAGCCCGCATCGACGGCGAGTTTTTCAGCCTGACGATCCTTCAGCGGATCAACCCAATCGTTGCGCTGAGGTATCCACTTCGCACGCTGATAGCGCGCCTGATCCGCCAGATACTCACTCGCTCCTATCGGGACTGCCTGCGCCAACACCGCCGTGTCGAGCCACCGCTTCCAGATCGGAGTGCACATCTGGAACACGATGATCTGATGCTGGAACTGCTCGAGCTTGCGCCTGTATTCCACGATGGAGCCGCGCAACGAGGAATAGTTCGCGCGTCGAAGGTCTGACGTTCCGACCGAATATGGAATGCCGAGAGCAGAGTAGATCGCCAACTGCTGGCGATATTGATAGGCCTCATAAGTGCCACCGACATCGGCGGGCTCGGAGAACTTGATGTCCTCGCCCGGAAGCAGTGTCTGCATGGTGCCCGGTTCCAAACCCGACAGCCCGATGTTCTCCTGCGGGGCGCTGGTGTCCACGCCATCGATGGGGATGACGTCCTCGGGGGTCGGTGTCGTGATAAAACCAGCGAACATCGCCGCAATGCGTTTGCGCTCCAGCTCGGCGTCGTCGTACTGATCGAGCAAGAACATTCGCACCAGCGCCGGGGTGATCAGGGGCACACCGCGCATCTGACCGGGCCGCGTGCATTTGAAGATGTGCAGCACCTCGGACGCCGGAATTCGCACCGGGGCAAGCGATGCCATCTGCACTTCAATCGGCATGTCGCCCGGATGCGTCGGATAGAACCAATACGCTGCACGCTTGCCCAGCAGATCAAGCTCGATACCGTTCATGATCCAGTTGCCGTTCGGCGCTTGCCGGTTGAACCAGTACGGACACATCTCGCTTTCGAGCAGTTGCACCTGCATCGGCACCACATACCCGTCATCCGGCTTGCGATTGCGAAAGCGGATGAACACCTCACCGGCTTCGAATATCGAGCGCGCTGCTATGGTTTGCATTCCGTAAAAGTCGGCAATGCCGTCCGCGTCCGTCTGGTCGGTCCAGTCCAGCCACGTCTGCATGATGGTCTGACGCAGATCGGCATCAGCCTCGTCGCTCAGCAGTGACGATGGCTTGATGCCTGTGCCGATCAGATTTGCAACGAAGCTCTCGCAGGCGGCACTGGCGTGCGGGTTGTTGCGCAGTGCATCGCGCGCGCGGGCGCGCAGCACGGCACCTGTCGCGGACAGTATGACGTTTGTAGTGTACTGGGTCGGCATCCACGACTTCAGCCGCCGCCGCTGCCCGCCGCCGTCATACTGATTGCGTGCGCTCTTGCTGGTCTTAGAGATGAACCGCCCCAGAATGCCTTCCGACAGGATGTCGCGCACGGTGCCCATCTACAGCCCTTTGTCGGCTGAAGTGGTCATCCTGATCTGGCGGATGCGACCGCCCTGACCCAAGGCCGCGGCCAAATCCTCTTCGAGACCGTTGAGGATCTGCCGCATCTCGGCGAGCGAGCGGAATTCGGTGCGCTTGTCTCCGTAGCCAGCACTGTTGACGCCGGAAACGATGATCGCCTTCAGCGCCGTGATCTGGCTGACGATCTGTTCGGGAGTTTCCTTGCCGGTGCGGCCGCCTGGAGCAAGCAATCCGCGCACCAGCGCAAACTGCGTTGCGGTTGGCGTTGCAGCTTGCGAGGTCTTCTTGTCAGGCTGAGATGGCGGGGCAATGCCCGCTACTTCCCGCACAAACGGCGATGGCTGCGCGAGCTGCGCCTGCAGCGCGGCGATCTGCGCAAGCAGCTCTTCGCGGGTAGGTTCCGAAGGCACGATGCGGAGCCCGTCAGGCTCCGAGATAGCTCGATCTGATGATGCGTCTAGCCCTTCGACCGCGCTGTAATGGTGGCGGGACGGGTGGCGGATCAGGAGCGGTTGTCGCTACCTCGGATGGGGTTGCTGGCTGCCTGCCACCGGCATCCTTAGTGCCATTGTCAAGCTTTTGCAATGGTATGCGCTGCACGTTGAGCAAATAGCCAGCCGCCGCCTGCTGGGCCTCCACGTCAAAAAAATGATTATCCCTCGACCGCTGCACCCACTCCACGCGCCCGGTTGGACGCTTCAGCCGCGCCTCAGATACGAGCTGATGGCAGTAGTCGTCATCCACGCCCTTGAACACGTGCCAGCCGCCGACATGATCTTCCGGCGAGCGCAGCCGC